CCGTCAGTGCGGACACGGCACGCCGCACCCGTAATGTCCATCTGGTTGTAGTACGGGCCGGGGGACGCCACCGTTTCAATCAGGTCGCCACGCACCGACAATGACACCGGGACAACGGAGCCAGCGGTATACATGTTGTAGACAGCCATGTCCCGGAACTCGACGGTGCATTCCAGGGTCGCAACACGGAGGTCCGTGTTCAACGGCTGACCAATCAGGTTGCTGCACAGGAACTCACGGTCAGCCTTCAATTTGTTGTCAAGTTTGAAGGTGACGTCCTTCGCGCACAGTGACACACCGTTCAACGTCATGGTGATCGTGTTACCTGCGTTGAACGCCTTCATCCCCGAAGCGAGGGACGCTGTCGCCAACGACACCGACGTCGACTCATCCTGCGCGACGGCACTGTACGTCGCCATCAACGCGCCATCGGTCTCGAGCTTCAACTCGAGGCCGTCAAGCTTCGTACCCGTATACGTGAACGGACGGACGTTCGACGACCCGCCAGTCGCATCCGGACGGCCGACCTGCACCGTCATCGACTTGTTCCGTTGATCACCCAGGGTGAACCGCATACGGCGTGTCAACACGCCGTTCGTCGGCGTGGTGATCGCGGAAGTGCCGAACACCTGGTCGAGGAACAGGCCCATGCCCTTCGTCATGAACGGCATTTCCCAGTCACCTGCGACACGACGCCGAGTTTGCGTCAACAGGTCAGACCGGTCGGTTTGGTTGCCCATACCGATCGCCTGCACCTGGTTGTCAACAATGTCGAGCTTCAAACCTTCCTTGTTGAACAGGACGAACCGGGTGGGGGTTGTCGAGTCGCCGTACCCCTTGCCCGCCGTGGTTGTCGTGAACGTCAGGCCGGTGGTCGCACCGGTCACTGCGAGGGCCGCAACGTTCTGGCCGGAGACCATCGCGCCGACGAACGTGACGGACACGGCGGTCGGCAACGGCCCGCCGGTACAGGTGACGCCACCAGTCCCAATGTTTGGGAACGCCTCAAGGTACGCCTGCACCTGCGGGGCAGTCGCCGTTGTCGACAGGGACGCGGCACCACTATACGTGCCGAACGACAATCCGAACGTGCCGGAAGCCGTACCACTGATCGACTGAACCTCATTCGTGTACGTCTCAGCGGCAGCACCGAACTGCGCACCAAGACCAGAAGGAACACCCACTAGTTGGCCTCCCCGTCCTTAACGGTTTCCTTGACGGGATCCGGCCGCTTCACGGCGGGCTTCACCCAGTTTGTTTCCTGCTCGAGCAGGCCGACAGCAACACTGTCCGGGACGTCCACCGTGACGCCATGAGCGGCGGTAATGAACCCGCCGGTCGGCAGCGGCACGGTAACCCCATCAATGTGCGGTCCGATATACGACAGTTTCAAAACACCACTCCTCCTAGAACTGGTTTGAACATGCGACATCCATCAGGATCCTTGTGACACGGTGCGCGGGCGGGTCGTTTGGGTTTTCGGTGGCGCTGTGTCCTTCTTCATGCGTCATGCCGGTGACTTGCGCCCACCTGACCACCCCGTCGAACGACGGGGCGTCGCCTTGCACCTGCCATGCGATCAGTGAGTCGTCGATCGCGGCGGCAATCTCGAAGGCGCGTTCCGTTGTCGCCTGCTGCTCGCTGCGCCACGGGCGGGCGACGCTGATCAGGACCTCGAGCACGTACCGTTCCTCACGGCATGGCGTCGACCCGCCACCGAGCCACTGTGACTGGCCGCCGGGGAACACGGATTCCCTGGTCGGGTCGTCTGGCCTGGTGTTTCCGATCAGGACGGCGTCCTGCCCGGGGTTGACGGCAGGCAACCCGTACATGACGTCGACCTGGCGGAACCGGCCGTCCGCCTTCAAACGGTCCACCAACGCCGCCTTGAACACCGGAATGCTGGACGCCATCTAGCCGACCACCGGAACCGTGTACGCCGACATCAACTTGTGGGCGGCAGCCGGAATCGGCCACCCCGTGAACGCTGCGGGACGGTAACCGCCGCCACCAACCACGAAATCCTGGGCGGCATAGTCACTCACCGGACGGTCAAGCCACGACGCCACCGTAAGGACACACGCCCGCCGAAGATCCGCCGGGACATCCGCCTCAGTGGCGAACATCCCCCACTTCGCGGTCACATCCATGTACGCGAAACCAAAGTTTCGGTACAGGTCGCTGCACACGTTCACAGAAGGTGCGAGACGCAGGAACCGGTACGCAATGTTCCCCGTCGACCGGGTGAACACATAGTCAGTGTTCAACACAAGGGTTGTCGGCGACCCGGATTCCGGGTGCAATACCACTGACGACGGGGCGGCATGCAGATCGAAGGGGAACAGGTTCACAAGCGGGCCATGCACCTCAAAGCGACGCTCACCCGTATAGGAAGTCAGGAACTCCCGGCCGTAGCGTTGCGACAACGCCAACGACGCCGACTCGATCATCACCTCAATGAGCTCGTCCGGCGTCGTCGAAGTTGACGACTGCTCCGTCTGCTCCCGGTAATCCGCCACCGAACACAACCACGGGATGACGGGGGTCGCGTCATGCACCAGGAAGTTGATGGTGAACTCAGGGGTGTCCTGATCCTTCCCCGCCATGGTGACGCGAAACCACGCCCGATACTCACCCTTCGTATCAACATCCAGGGCCGCCCAGTCGTACCGGACCTGCCCGCCAAGCACATCAACGACGGTTGCGGTGGCGTTCACCTTCGGTGTGGCGGACGACTCCTCACGCATCATGAACTTCACGGTCGCACCCGTCAGATCCACGGGCACACCATCAATCGTGATGGTGTCCGTCACCGACGGCAACCGGTTCCCAACCCACATGTTCAAATCGTCAGCCACTAGTCCAATTCCTCAGGGCGCGGTTTGTCGAACTCATTGGCGGCAGGGGTGTGGCCGGTACTACGGGGACGCGGAGCGTCGAACGCGGCGAGGAACACGGGGGCCGTCACACTCGAGAACAAGGTGTCGAGCGTCACCGCCGCGTTGGATGTTGCGGTGACCCGCTTCCACACTTGTTTCACGATGGACGAGCTCGCCGCGCATACCACGGCGACGGTCCGGGAGACACGTTTCACCATGGACGACGCCGCCGTAGATGCTGCCGCAACCGTCTTGCCGGTGCGCCTGGCAACCGTGGCCGCCGACCCAGCCGACGCCGCAAGCACCTTCAAGAACAAGCGGGTTGCGGAGATCGACGCAGAAACAGGGGAGGCGACCGCAATGGTCTTCAACGTGGAACGCAGCAAGGTCGCAGTGCTCGATACTGACGCAACGACAGTCTTACCCGTCCGCCTGACCATTGATGCGGCGGATGATCCCGCTGTCGTAGCAAGAGTGACGAGGAACACGCGGATCGCTGACAGGACCGCCGACACCACCGATGTCGCAGACAACGTCTTGTTCGCACTACGCACCAACGCGGCAGTGGTAAGCGACGACGCCGACACCGTCTTACCGGTCTGACGGGATATCACCGCGTTCACCGGTGATACGGCAGCCACCGTTTTCAACGCGCGGCGCACCACAGCCGGGGCCGCTGAAGACACCGCAGTAAGGACCATGAACACGACACGGGTCGCAGACAGGACCGCAGCCGACACTGACAGTCCGGCCACCTGTTTCCCGACCTGCACGACCCGGGACGCCGTACCAGAAACTTGCGTCACCGCAACCTTACCGGTACGCCGAACTACTGATGCTGACGCCACCGAAACCGCCGTCAAAGTCACAAGCACAACGCGAGCAGCGTTCAACGTCGCTGCAACCGTCGACGACGCCACCAATGTTTTACCGGCACGCCGCACCACTGTCGCGACACTCGACGCGGACGCCGCCACCGACACAGATGCACGTTTCGCAACAGACGCCACAGACCCCACGGCAGCAGCCGCCACCGACTTACCGACCTGCGCGACACGGGACGCAACCGCAGCCGACGGAGTCGCCAACACCTTCCCCACACGAGAAACCAGTGACGCAACCGAACCAGACACCGCCGCCACCGTCTGGTTGAACGTCGTACCGCCGGCAGCAGCGACACCATCCGACAACACCATCGCCGCATACGCACCGAAACGCGGATGGCCGCCAACATTGCCAGAAGTCGTATCACCCGGACCACGAAACCCAGGTGTCACCTGACGGCCACGACGGCGCACCAACGCATACGCGTCACCAGTCACAATCACGTCTGCGTACGACCGCTGAGGATCAGGGCGCAACGCAAGGACAGCATTCGCAAACGCAAGTGACGCGGAACACGTCCACGTAATCACACCAGTCGCCGAAGGGGACGCAACCGACAACGTGCCACCAGTCTGCGCCTTCTGCGCACCCGTGTCCCACCGCTCCGTCAAACTCGCAGTCGTGAACGTCGCCGTCGACGAGTTCGCCGCATTCACACCGACCACAAGGGCGTTCGCCGTCACCGTCGTAATACCCGTGTTCGTGTGCGACAGTCCGGCTGTCGCGGATCCACCGGTCACGGGTGTCGCGTCCATCGGTGTGATCGGGTCGACGCCGGAGTAGCAGGAACACACGATTGCGCCCGCGTTCGCTGTTGACGTCGCGACGACCACGGTCATCGGGTCGCCCTCTTCCCAGAACCTGCCGAACACCTGCAACTGGGGGTTCGAGGCGACCGTGATCAACGCGGTAAGCGCCGTCCACCCTATAGGTGTCGTAACGGTTCCGGGGCTACCGTTAAACGAAACGGCGCAAATTACATAGTCGCCGTCCTTGACGTTCGCGGGGAGCTCACCAGACTTCGCCAAACGCGAAGCCGTCTGCGACGTGACCTTAACATCACGGTATGCCGGGACCAACGCCACCCTACTAGTTCACCGACTCCAACATCGCAAAATGGTTCGTATACGACGCAGTACCAAGAGACGGCGTATACGTCGGACTGAGAGCCTTACCAGTCGTCGTATCCATCGTGAACGTCGCCGGGGCAGACGTCGGAGCCATCATCATGTTCAAGTTACCGATAATGGTTGTCGCAGTCGCATCATCAAAGTCGTTCCACCAGATACGACCGAACCCAATGCCGGTACCGGCAGAACCAGGTGTCCGGCAAATCACAAACCAGTCGACAGACACCGTGAGGTTCGTCGCGGCAGCAGTCGGGTCCGGGGCAAACGCACCGGAACTCGCGATCAATGTTCCGGCAACACCACCCCACCTAAGGCTAAACGTGAACGTACCCGGCGTCGTGATCGCCGACGACAACCTCCCCATCAGCGTATACTGAAACACGCTGCCGGCGGAACACACGCCCGCAGGGATCGTGTAATCCGGCGTCATGATCGCCTCAGCGGCCGCGGTGATCGCCGCACCATCCGAAACGTCAACTTTCAACGTTTCACGCCACCCCTGCCTCGACGCAATGAACCCGCGACGTTCAGCAGCAAGCGCAAGGTTCCGTTCGATCGCGTCGATGCCGTCCTTCTCATTCCTGCTCAACGCAGTAGAACGCGCCTTCTCAAGCTCATCGTCAAGGACGACGGCACCACGGAAACGCGACACATGATCCGGCAGCATCGACATCATGTGTACTGCACCTTACAAGTGAACTGGATGCTGTCACCAATCGAAAGGTTAATCGTCGCGAAATCACCCTTCATAAACAAGTTACCGGCAGACGACGCATCAAACAAACCGGCGTTCGTCACCGCACGGGCCGCAGTCGCAGTCACCGTACCAACCACCTGATACGTATCATTCGTCGTCGTTGTCGTCTGCTGAGTCGACGTACCCGACGTACGCGTCTCAACCTCAGTGAACAACGTGGTATCCGTAATCGCCGCGGTACCAGCACCAGTACCCATCGCCACATACACCGGCTCAGTACCAGAACCCTTCAGCCGGTTCGTGGTGATCGCCTTCCCCGCATTCGTAAGCACAGTCGCCATCTACACAGCCCTCCCAGTCAACTTGAACCACACACGACGCAACGGGTTGCGATGCCAATACGAAACCGCACCCAAATCCTCACGTGACCCGTCAGCCCGGTGGACAACCGCCTCCACCACCAGACGCTTCACCGGGACACGAGCCGACAAATCACCCACGTGACTCCGCCTTCACACGCTTCTCAGCGGCACGAGCAGCAGGGGCAGGCCGCTTCTCCTCACTCCGCACACCCAGGTGCGCGAGCTCCTTCTCAACACCAGTGATCCGCAGACGCATCGCATCAACCGCGTCACGGTCCATGTCACGTTCAGCGCTGGCCAAGCGAGACTGGTAGCCCCGAAGCTCCTCACGCAACGCCGCCACCATAATCCCGTCACCCACACCAAACCCCCTCAAAAGATCTACTTGGAAAGAGTGGGGGCGGGCCGAAACCCGACCCCCACAACACCACAACCCGGCTAGCTAGCTAGTGGCTAGAAAGTCGGGGCAACCAGACCCGTACCCGTAATCGCAGAGATCGCTGTCGGCTGACGGTTCGCAACGAACGCCGAGAAGGCGTACAGGCGAAGCCGGACAGTCAAGTTCGCAGACCCAACGTCACGGAACGACTCGATACGACGGTCACCCTCAGCCCAGAACATGTCCGCGAGACTGACCACAGCGATCGCATCCTCGTTCGTACCCGCACCAAGGTTCGTCGCAATGTTCGGGTCACGGATCACCCGCAGGCCAGCGAACATCTCCACCATACCCATGTCCTGCGAACCGGACGCCTGGTACAGGCCGCCCTGCTGGAACAGTGGGAACGACGTCGACAGGTTCGACGCAAGCCAAGCCGCACGCCGCGGATGCATGATGATCGCATCAGCAGTGCTGTAACGGTTCGACTCGATGCGCTGAATCGCGTCATACACCTTAGGAAGCAGCTCCGCCGCAGTCGGCGACGCATCCGTGTACGAAACCGCGTTGATACCAGCGACAGTGAAGATACCCGTGTGGGTACCCGACGTGCCGGCACCATGCAGCGCCTGAACATCGGTCTGCACGTCGTACGCCCGGTTCAGGTCCTCGTAAATCACCATGTCCATACCGGGGTACGAACGCTCCAACGCCTGAACGCTCAGGTCGTTGAAACCGCCGATCGTACGAACCGGGGTGGTCACAGTCTGAGTGTCGATATCCGTCTCGGAAATCGCCGTGTTCTCAGTCGCCTGCGATGCGACGGTGACACCGGACTGCACCTTCGGGACAGTCAGCGTCATGCCGGCCGGGGGAAGCGGGTACTTCGGAAGCAGGTCAACGAACGGCCGCTTCGGACGCGGCAGCTCAGCCCACTTGTCAGCCAGGTACACCGGGGGAATGAACCCTGCGGCACCTGGATCCGACGTCGAAACATCGCGCTTCTCAGTCTCAGCCTTGTGGCGGCGGAGACGCTCAGCAGCGTCACTGTCACCACGCCCCGAGAACACAATGTCCCGGAAGAACGACGCGGAGGTGTCAGGACGGTACGTCGACGGCTCAGACACAACACGGGCACCAGCCGGCGCGGTAGACCGAGCCTCAGGGGCACTGTCCTTCACCTCAATCGTCACGGCCGGAGACTCACTGCGGGCACGCTCCAGACGCTCCCGCTTCTCCATCAGTTCCTTCGCACGCTCAACCTCACCCTGAGCCGACTCCATCGAACCCGAAAGGGCATCGACCTCATCAGCAGTCAGGGTGTCAGGAGCCGCGTCCAACGCAGCAAGGGCCTCGTCACGGGCCTCAACAGCAGCGTTGTAACGCTTCTGCAGATCTTGCAGAGTCATCACACCACCTTCACTTGGGTTTCCCGGGCGCGGGCATGCGCACGGGCCTTGGCGACATACAGCCGCCCATTCGACGAGTCGCCCACCACGACGGGTGCGGCCTCCTCACGGCCCACAACAGTGCGGCCAGCAGCCCGTTCAAGGCTGCGAACAGTTGCGCTTGTCTGCGGATACGCGCCACGCGGACAAACAGTCACATCAAAAAGTTCACCGATCCGGGTGATCGTCCGGAGCTCATCCTCCACACCATCACCGGTCTCCGTCGTAGTGACGGTGTCCTCAGCGACAGTGAACGCAAACGACATCTGATCCACCACACCGGAACGCATCAACCTGGCGAGATCCGCAATGTAGGAAACCTCCGGGTCCACGCGTGCGAACACACGCAGGCCACGGTCATCCTCCGACAGTTCGAGGCCACCAACCCCTTGCACACCGATCCGGGCCATCGGCAAATCCATGTTGTGGCCCACCACCAGGTGGCAGTCCAGGTTGTCGCGCGACAAGACGTCCGTGAACGCGCCACGTTGAATCACTTCACGCAACCGGTAGAACCGGGAGTCCCACAGGGTGGTTTCCTCACCGAACACCGCCGCATAACCCGTCAGGGTGTACGACCCGTCACCAGTGCCACCAGTGTCGCCACGCCACTCAACATCCCGGACGGGTGCGACGGCATGGCGAAGTTCCCGAACCATGTCGGGCAACAAAACATCAGTCATCGAAACTAGTCTCCTGCTCCGCTTGCCGCCGGGGGTGCGTCCACCACCGGGGTTGAACCCTCATTCGACGTGCCACCAACAGGGGTGATCTGCGGAATCTTCCCAACCCCACCCGCAAGTTCACCCAACCCGTCACGGGCACGCGCCTCATCCGGCAACCAAATACCGGACTGCACCTTCCGTATCGCAATGTCCGCCGTCGTCGCAACATCCGCACGGAACACGCCGGCGACACTGAACATTGCGAACTGGTTCGACCCCGCGAACACTGCTTTCGTCACCGCCGTCTCAATCCGCCTCAGGCGGGGGGACAGGCCGAACGTGTACCACCGGTCCCGCTCATGCTCAGGCGACAACGGCGTCGAATCCGCACCCGCGCCAGACGACCCGCCACCAAGCAACGAAGCCGGCACATTGAACATCCGGGCAATCTCACTCACCGAAAAGTTCTGGGACTCAATGAACTGGGCGTCCGACTGCGTCATCCCAACCTGCTGCAACTTCGGGCCGCCGCCAAGCACACCAGTCGTATGGCCGTCAGCACCCTCATACGTCTGCTGCCACAACTCACGCCAAACCTTGACCTGATCGGAGCCCATCTCCTCCGGATACACGATCACCTGCCGCAAAGCCGTACCCTTCCGGTACAACTTCGCTTCATGCGCCATCTTCGCAACACCAACACCCAGTGCCGACGCAAACTGCTGGACAGGTGACGGGGCAACCACACCACCACCATGCCCCTTCACATGCAGGATCACGTCAGGGCCAACATCGTAGAACGCCGGGCCCCGCTCCAACGGGTCGACGGTCATCTCCGACACCGCCACCTGGTACCGGACACCCTTCTCACGCGAATACGTCACGAGCACCTGATCGGGGTGCAGGGCATACCACTCAAGGATCTGCCCGGATGATGGGTCCTTCACGAGCCAAATGAACGCGTTGTTGCGGAACGTGTTCGACGCCTCGATCGTCTCCATGAACACGAACGGGGTTTGCTGCTCATTCGGTTCACCGGCCAGCAGGCGGGCACGCCACCCGCCATCCACACGCTCCGGAAATTCGCGGCGCCCACGGTACGCGCCGAGCTCCAGCATCGCGACCTGCTCAGCCGCCTTCCGGACAGCATCCGCAACCGCCGGAATACCAATCACGTTCTCAGACGTCACCGCCACACCCGCACTGAACCCCGACCAGGCGTCACGAGACGGGGCGTAGTAGTTCGCCACCGGGGCAAACGACCGGGCCTCACCACCCCGACCCGCCATCAACTCCCGGACGTTCACCACGCCTCAGCCCACGCCACCGACGCCCGCTTCCCAGCCCGCGCTACCGCCAACGTCACCGCCACCAGAGGGGTCGCATCCACCGAACCCTTCCTGGACCACGCCCACGCATCCCCAAGCGGACGCTTCACCGCACCACGAACAGACGCCTCCAACACACCCTCCCCAAGATGCCGGAACGAACCATTCGCAACCCGGTCAAAAAACCCGCCGCACGCCCGCACAAAATCCCTGGTCGATAGGACAGTCACACGAATCCCGGCACGCTTACACTCATCAGCGACAGCTGCCGCAGGCCCAGCACCATCACAAACGATTTCTGACACGTTGTGCGCAGCCTTCAACTCCACGAGACGCGGAACAATCCAACCGGTGCCAGCCCCACGATCAATCACCTCGCCATGCGCAATCCCATCGTCGCGCAATCCTCCGGCAGCGATCGCCGCACATGAACGATCCGGCGAAACATCGAACGCCAACACAACCCGCCCATCAATCACTGAACTTGGATCAGACCCACTCCGCCAAACATCCAACGGAATCACGGCACCGGCATCCGGGTCCGTCTCCGGCCAATCACCCACACCAAGACGCTCCACCGCAAACGTCCGCGGTGACATCGTCCGGCGCTCAGACTCCGTGAACTCCCCATCAATCCGGATACCGAACGCCGGATTCGCCTCAGCCCACGCCCCAGGATCCGCAGCCACCGAAGCCGGCACATCATCCGGCGAGTTGTAATCCAACGACCACTCAAAATAGGCGAGGCGATCATCGCCCTTTATGCCGCGCTCACGAATACGTGCAAACACCACGCCATCCGGATGCACCAACCGGTCAACAGCCGACCCGAAATACAACACCTGCGGATTCGGGCGGGCAGACAACGCCGGCATCAAATCACCGACCATCGTCTCCTTCACGAACATCGACTCATCCAGGATCACACGGTCACCGGAAAAGCCGCGGCCAGACCCAGAACCACGAGCCTTGAACAGGAGCCGCTTCCCGTTCGTAAGCTCGATGCCCTCCTCACCATGCGCCCGGTTCACCCGGCGAACATCCTCCAGCAGCTCCGGGGTACCCTCAATCAACCCGACAATCCGGCGCCAACCCTCACGGGCAGTCGGAAACAAATGGGCGGTATGGATCTGCAACTCATCGCTATCGACCAGCCAAAGGCCGGCGAGCTCGACCGCCTCAATCACACCACCCTTACCGTTCTGACGCGGAAGGCAAAACCCACCCTCAAACGACGCCCAACGACCATCATCCCTGACACCAAGGATCGCGCGAACGCAATCCTCCTGCCACGAATCAAGCTCCAACCCAGCGAACCGGGCAAGCTCGATCGCCTGATCACCAAGCGTCGTGTCACCATCAGGAACATTCCGGATGCGGGGGGCGGCAACCACCAAACTAGACAGCCCTCAAACCCCCAGACTGCTTCTCACGAATCCGTGCGACAGCACCCTTCACCGGAGCCTCCGGGACAGCGTCATATACGTCCTGCACAATCTCCCGGAGCTTCGCCGCACACATCGAATGCGCCGTCGCCGAAACCGACCGGTCATCCAGACGGGCAGCCAACACAAACGCCACCTCAAGCATCCCAGCCGACACCTTCAACGGCGCCTTTTCACGCAACGGCCCGAGCTCCGCACGCACCGCAGCCTCAACCGGACCGCACACCACCGGAACATCCGTACCGATCGCAGCGGTTTTCGGCTTCCGTGCCCGTGAACCGGCACGAGGCTTCCGCTCCTCAGCCAACTACCAGGCCCTCGACGTCACTGACACGGCACTCAACTCACGAGTTTTCAGTGTTCGGGGAGGGAAAGAAAGAC